CGTTGAAGTTTCGGTCAGCGATTACATCATGGACAAAGACGGCACAATGCGCGTCTTGGCTGGCGAATTGACAGGCGTTGGCCTTGTCGCTGAACCTGCAATCCGATCAGCTCGCGTCACAGATGTCGCAGCGAGCGAAGACGAAGATTCTGAATCCACTCCGGACTCAGAAGAAACCAAACCAACAGAAGGAGACGAAGTGTCAGAAAACACCGTCACATCAGCGGACGCCGTCGAGACGGTAGAAGCTGCACAGGCTGTCACAGAGACAGTCGCTCAGACTCCACGCTACTCAGTAGGCAAGGAGCGTCTCGACCTTTCAGCTGCAAAGCAGGTCGAAATGACAATCAAGGCGTCACTCGGTAACGAAGACGCTCGTCGCTATGTCGCAGCTGCGGCAGATACAACCGACAACGCGGGTCTTATCCCAACTCGTCAGCTCTCAACCGTAATCAACGGTCTTGCAAACGCAACTCGCTCAAACATCGACGCAATCTCACGCGGTACATTGCCTGACGCTGGTATGACTTTCGAAATTCCAAAGATCACACAGCTTCCATCAGTAACAGTCGAAGATGAAGGCGGAACAATCGCCGATGTCGATCAGAACTCAGAATTCCTCAGCGTGAGCGTGAAGAAGTATTCTGGAGCTCAGACATTCAGCGTGGAGCTCTTCGATCGCTCTTCACCTGCATTCATCGATGAGCTTATGCGAAACATGGCGGCTCAGTATGCGAAAGCGACTGACACCGCGGTCAATGCGGCTCTCATTGCTGGCGCAACAGCTGACGGCACAACAGTCACAACATATCCAACAGCTGCCGAGCTTCTCGGTATCGTGGCTCGCGGTGCGGCTTCAGTTTATTCAAACACACAGGGCTTCGCTCGCAACATCATCATGAACACTTCACAATGGAGCAATGTGATGACACTCAACGATTCTGGACGCCCGATTTATTCGGCTTCACAGCCACAGAACGCTGGCGGTCTTGTTCGTCCTGATTCAATCCGTGGAAATGTGGCGGGACTTGATCTCTATGTCACAGCAAACACAGCAGCAGGAACAGACACAGATGGCTCAATCATCATTGTCAATCCTGAAGCGTACACATGGTACGAATCACCAACTTATCAGCTCCGCGCAGATGTAATCGCAACAGGCCAGATCTCCGTCGCAATGTACGGATACGGCGCAATCGCGACCAAGATCGGTGCTGGCGCATTCAAGAACAACAAGGCTTAATCGCCTAATCAATCATCGGCCATGCGCTCCCGTGTGGCCGAGTAGTACGAAGGGACGGGCTCATGTCAATCATCACGGTTGCTTCATTGCGATCAACACTTGGCGTGAGCTCGTCTCTCTACAATGACGCATATCTTCAAGATGTAATCGACGCAGCTGAAGGCACACTTCTTCCGCTTCTCGTACAGAACTCAATTGCAATCGTTGAATTCAAATTGAAAGACAATGTCGCGACCTTTTACTCACGCGACGCCCACAATTTTGTCGCCGGTGATTCAGTCGTCGTGACTGGTCTTCCGTCACCTTTTACGGCCACTCACACCGTCACCGGCGTCACAACTTTGGCATTCACAGCCGCTCTCACAAATGCAGATGTCGCCGTCCGTCCGTCAATACCTAATGGCACAGCCACTCTTTCGGGATATGGTGCGGCGACTCTTTATTCAGGTGATCCAAATGTCGAAAAGGCACTCATGATCATCAGCGTTGAAATCTTCCAATCTGTCACAGCTGCCGGCGGTCAAATCGAAGGCATTGATTTCCAATCGACTCCATATCGCATGGGTCGCGGTCTTCTCAATCGCTGCATTGGTCTTCTCGGTAGCAAAATCGACTCCGGCGTCTGGATCGGCTAATGCCAAGCTCAATCGCCGTCAATGTACGCGGTGCGCTGAAGACAGCTCTTGCAAGTGCTCAGGCCAATATCTTCGACGCTGTACCCGAGACAGAAATCGTCCCATTCGTCGCGCTTCTGCCTTCGAATCCATATCTTGAACCAAATCTCATTGGCACATCAACACGCGTGAGAGTCAATCTCACAGCTGTCGTCGCTGTCGCCGGATATAACAACGCCGCGGCACTCGATAACATCGAGACGCTGGTCATGAGCATTCTCGGCTTAATTCCGTCGGGATACACAATCACATCGGTATCAGATCCAAGGCCGGTGACTCTCGCAAGTGGGTCACAAGTCGTGGCGTGTGAAATCGATTTATCAACGCAATACACTCAAACTAACTAAGGAGCAGCTATGCCAACGACCGTCATCACCGGACGCGATCTAGCCTTGACGATCGCGACCACAAGCTACGACGCACAAGCGTCTTCCGTAACACTCTCAAACGACCACACTATCGAGACATATCAGACTCTCGATGGCCGTGCATATAAGGCAATCGACGACCAATGGACACTCGATGTCGAAATGCTCGCAGACTGGGGCGCGTCCGGATCACTCTGCGAAGCTCTTTGGACAGCGTGCGAATCTTCACCAAATTCAACACTCGCTGTGTCTCTCACAGCTGTCACAGGTGCGGTCTTTGCGTGCAATGTGCTTCCGGTCTTCCCATCAGTCGGTGGGTCTGCACCTGACGCGCAGACTGTGTCGCTATCATTCACAGTTGTTGGAACACCAACAGAAACCTTCAGCTAAGAGCTGAGAATCGGGAGCAAAAATGAAGACAATCCTCAAAATTGAATACTTCTCAGGCGAGGTCGCCGAACATACGGCGGCCGCGCCCGAGTGGGCTAAATGGGAGCAAAAGACAGGCAAGTCGGTTCAAATCGCTGAATCCATCATCGGAATTTGGGATCTCTTATTCTTGGCATATAACGCCATGAAGCGTGAGAAAGCCGGTCAGCCTGTCAAGCCTTTTGAAGTATGGATCGAGACAGTCTCCACCGTATCTTCGGAAGCGGGTGACAGCCCAAAAGCTACGCCGCCGGAAGCTTAAATCGAACCCTTGTCGAGATAGCAATCGCGACAGGAATCCCGATGAGCGAATGGCAGACGGTCGAACAGATCATGACAGCGGTCGAGATATTGGAGAAGCGCAATGGCAAGTGACAAGAAGCAAGGTGTCTATGCCATCACCGTCGATCCTGTGGCCATGAAGAATCTTTTGCAGACTCTTTCAAGGCTAGACAAAGAAACTCAAAACGAAGTACGCGACGCCGCTCTGCCACTCTCTCAACGCCTAGCCGGACAGCTCAAGCAATTCGCAGATTCAGCACCTTCGCCACAAACGAAGCTCGTCGCCGAGTCAATTACGCCAAAGCGTGATCGTCTCATTCGCGTCGATGTCGGCGGCACAAAGAAGGTCGGTCGCAAGTACGGCGGCGAATCTCGCGGCAAAGGCAAGAAGGTCAAGCAATCAGCTGCGCCGGCGGGTGCTCTTCTTTGGGGAACAGAATACGGATCAGGCCGTGGCACGGACTCGGCTGGTCGCTCATACACAGACAGATTCAAAGCTCCACGCAATAAGGGCGGATATTGGATCGCTCCGGCGGTCGATTATTACGCGCCAATAGTTGCGAAGGAATATGAAGAAATCGTCACGAAAATCATCAAGCGAGAAGGGCTCGACTAATGGCAGGAATTCCAAAGGTCAAGATCACCTTCGACGCTGACTTCTCAGATCTCAGCAAGGGCGTCAATGGCGCAGCAAATGAAGTCGAAGGCTTCGGATCTAAACTAGGCAAATTCGGCAAGGTAGCAGGTGCGGCCTTTGCCGCTGCGGGTGCAGCTGCCGCCGCTTATGCTGGAAAGCTTCTCATCGATGGCGTCAAGTCTGCAATCGAAGATGAAAAGGCTCAAGTCGCATTGGCAACTTCTCTCAAGAATGTCACCGGCGCAACCGACGCACAAATCGCAGCGGTCGAAGATCAGATCACAAAGACTTCACTTCTCACAGGTATCACCGACGACTTCTTTGCCAATGGTGCGCTGTTTGACCATGACCATTCCGCCATTGCGTTGATCGCCTGTGCCTGAAGTGTTGCCTTCGATGGTCGTGACTTTGTCGCCATGTACGCCGACGACAATGCCGATGTGACTGATTTTGTCAATACCGTCA